AGCTTCGAATAATCGACGACCAAACATGTTCTCACGAGCAAGTTGGATGTCTTCTTTGAGTTGAGTCATTTCTGTCTCTAGTTTTTCGGCGACTGATTCTTTAACAAGTTCTGCACTGCGTTGTACAAAAGTCTTTTGTAACTCGGCTAATTTTTGTTTAGCGCCAGCTACCAATGCAACTTTAGTTTCAACCAATGCACGTTTGTCTTGTTCAAACTCTTGAATTTCTTCAGCTAACGCTTTGATTACAAAACTTTCGAGTTGAGCAATGCTGTTCTCGTATGTCTTGCGATCTGCACGTAGTTCTTGAATTTCTTCAGCAAGTTTAGTAACCATAAAGTTATCAAACTTACCTGCTGATTCCACCATGCGTGAGTTAAACTTTGCACGGTCTTCAGCTAGAGCTTGTTTTTCTGCTTTAAATTCTTGGATTTCTGCAGATAAGGATTCAGTAACCATTTTGTCTAGAGCTTCAACCATAACACTTTTATCGTGTTCGTAACGACCAGCAAATTCTTCACGCAATTCTGCACGTACTTGCTCACGTGCTTCAACCAGTTTGGTTTCCCAAGCTTCGTTGATGGCCTGCTGTGTAGATTCATTGATAATTCCGCTGTCTAATAATGTTTTGATAGCATCTAACATTGGATATCTCCTATAATTTTAAATCTTTAATAAGGCCTACTACTGCCTTTTCTAACAACTTTTGTACTCTTTTATCAGTGCTGGCATCACGTGCCATTTCAAACATCTGTTGACCGCCCGTCATATTCATCAAGCCCTCATAGATTGCTTTTGGATATGCATTTGGTGCACTGGGTTGTGCTACAATGTCTACAGTAACGATTTCAAAATCGCTAACGTGTCCACTTCCTTCATTTACCTGACCAGATCCACGACTGCTAACTCCCAGTTTAACGCCGCTTGTTAGCATGGCTTCTACCAGTTGTCCCATTGGGGTAGGTAATACTTTTAATTTTCCATAACCTGTGGGGCCATCCATCCACATTTTAGTGATCATATGGCTCACACGGTCTAGATTAATTTTTAAATCATCCGGGTGATCTACTTCGCCTAATACCGAGTAGCCACCTTTGATTTGATCGTTGATAGCAGAAACAGCACGTTCAATTTCTTGTACAGGATAAACACGTTGGTTAGCGTTTTTAACGCCGCCCTGGATGAATATCCCTTCCATATAGAAATGCTTTTTGTCAGAACCCTCAGATGACTCCGACAACACCTTCATTTCGGCATTGTCAAAAGTCAAATGTTCTTTTAAAATTGTAGGCATACTGTTTCTCGGTTCAAGTACGAATTAACGTACTCGTCCTCCAATTTCAGATTTTGGGTTGATTGAACCGCCCATTGTCTCTTTTGCGCCGGCTTGCTTGCCTGACTCAGTGCCTTTTTTCTCAGCTCCGTGACCTTCTGCTGGAGCTTTTTGGTTCCACGGCTTGTTGCCACCTTTTTGATTTTTGTAGCCACCGTCTTTGGTTGCTAAAGGTTGCTCTTTTTTGCCCTTGGTATACTCGTTACTTGGCTCTGGAATTGGCTTGCCGTCTGCTGCTTTTTCTGAGCCGCCACGTGCAATGTTGTCAGTTGTTTCGCCATCAAACTTGCCTAGATCCTTGTTACGCACTACACCTTTGTTGTTGATTGCGGGCTTAGAATCGCCATCAGTAGCTGTACCTTTGCCAACTACTGAACCTTTTTCACTGGTCACGTTGGGATTGTAGATGTCGGCCATTTTGTTAACGTATTCTTTCATAACTTCTACGTCACTTAATTTACGTGAGCGTGATTCAAATGGTTTGTTGTCGGTGTCAGACTCTTCTGCATCATGATCCATTTCTGGCTCGTCTGTATCAAAGTCACTGTCCATCTCTGGCTCTTCGTGATCCATGTCATCCATGCTGTCCATGTCAGACTCTTCTCCGCCTAACATGTCCTTGAGTTCTGCCAATTGTGCTTCGAGGTCATCAATTTTACTAACAATCTCTGAATGCTCGTCATGCTCGTCGCCTTCTGGGCCACCAAATGTTTCGGCTTCGTCGTCGAATTCATCGTCGCCACCGTCTAATTCAATTTCGCCCATTTCTTCGTCGTCTTCGCCGAGACCGTGTTGTTGAGCTGCGTCATCTTGTTGATGCATATCTTGCACAAATCCTTGGGCTTGACCGCCACCGATTTCTTCGTCCATTAAACTCTCATAAATGTCGCGTGATTTCTCAACTACGATTTTATGGAATAATGCTTTAGCTGCTGCCTCGTCATCGTTGATAATGTGTTCTATCAACTGTTCGTATTTGTTCATGTAATTCTCCTTTAAAGTAGCCGTGTTTTATTAAGCTATATATTATATTTAATGATTTTGATAATATTGGGGGTCAAACAGGTGGTTTTTGCGGTATTTTTATGAAATGCTATAAAAACGTTACATCATTCCGCCTTCTGCGGGTGCAGAGGCATATTGAATCTTGGTTTGTTTCATCTTTTCTTCAAACTCTACTTTGCGAACATCCGATGCCATTCTTAAACGATTCAAGTGATTTAACGTTAATCTTGTCTTTCTAAGATCGTTGAGATGCTGAACGCTGTTGTCGTCTTTTTCAATTTCTCTGCCCGGTAGGGCTTCGTCATACATTTCAGTTAGGAACATAGTAAAGTATTTACCAAAAACTCTTAAGCGACGCCGGGTGCGGATGCTGCTGGTGCTGGCCCTCCAGTGGGTGTACCTGCTCCCGCGGCGGCTCCGCCGGCTTCGGCTCCGGGCACTTCACTGCCTTCGGGTGGGGGTGCTAGATTTTCTAAATCACTGGCAATGCCACCGGCACTGATGCCTGCGGCTCGCATTGAACTTTGTCCTGCGTCCGGAGCTTCGGCCTCGCCTTTTTCCTCCTGCCACAGCATTTCATTTTCGCTCATTTCCATTTCAGTCAAGCCCAAGTAACGCTTCATTAGGAAACGTTTGCTGAGATAGGGGATCTGTTCCAACTGTGTAAATGTAGCAATTTTAGCCGAATCAATGTCGGCTTGACGATACTGTGCAAAGTTTTGTGGCTCATTAAATGTCAAATCAAACAGTTGTCCGTCGATGTTGATGCCGCGCCACTTCATAAACATCTTGAATTCTTTGTCTAGTCGATCCACAATCATGGCCTGTAGTCGCATGCAGTACTGGTTAAATCTCCATTCTTGTATCAGGGCCACTCCGGTTTTGCCGTCGCTGAAACTGCTGCCACCGTTGTCATCTCCCGTGGGGTGTGGCAAATAACTCGAGGGAATACGTAAACCACGGAATAGTTTATTGGTAAAGAAGCGTAGGTCTGTGATTTCGCCCAAGTTCTGTCCGCCTGGTAGTATTTCTACGCTGGAGCCTCTGCCATCAGCTGTTTGTGGGAAGAAGAAGTCTTCGTTTGTGCTTAAAGGGTTATATGTGGCATCCATCATGTTTTGACCGCTGGCACTTTGTGTGGGGATTCTACGCTGACTTATTTCGTTTTTAACACGTTCAATAAACGCCATGGCCATGTGTGTGGGCATGTTGCCCACGTCAATTTTAAACATTCTACGCTCTGGAGCACGTTGCACACGATAGATAATGATCGAATCTTCCAGTAATTCTTTCTGTTTAAACACTTTAAAAATATTTTCCAACACACTATTACCAAATGGCCAAAATATGTCCAAGCCTTCAGTCAAACTCAAGTGCACCACATGTTCTGCATCCACTACTGATTCGTTTTGTGCATGACTGAATCTTGACCCTCCCGAATACGGGGTCCTTGGTTGCACATAAGCACCGCTGGCTCCGCCCACTTGTGGGTGATTGGTAAATGTGTCCGATGTGGTCACTGCTGTTGTAGTTAAGTTTTGAAAGTTGGGATTGATGTCTTTTACTACATACTGCTCGGGTTTTTTACCCTCGCTTTCGTTTACAATCACTTTGGTGACCTTGCTCATTTCTGTCCAAAACAGTTTAAATGTCTCGGGGTCACGTATAAACACTTGATCACCGTACTTGATGGTGTTGCGTACAATTTTAAAGATACGCTTGTTTAATTCGTTGAGATTGACCCACTGTTGCAGTTGTTCTTTGATGATTTTAACTTCGTTGTCTGTGGGTTTTTCGTGAAAGTGTATGTCAAATGCTGTGAGGTTTTCGTCGTTCTTTTGTGTGCAGAACTCGGCCAAGATGTCTAAGGCTGCATTGACTTCCGAGTCCATGTCCATTTGCTCGTACTGGTTATAACGTTCAATACGGTTTGGGTGTCCAATATAAACTTCGGGTAAGTTGCTGCCAAACTTGGTGTGTCCCGGAGCAGCCATTGCGGAAGTACCACTGCCTATGGGGCTTGTAGCTCCAGGTATGTTACTGGTCTTGAAATATTTTCGCCATGCCATTGTGAATTGTCCTCTATGCTATATTTAGCGTATTATGTACTAGCATAAAGAAGTTTTTGTGCTATGTCTCTTTGATCCATCAAGGTTTTCGCAATTACCTCCATAATTTCATATTGCTTGATTTGCCAAGCGTCAACTTCTTTTTGCTTGTCTATCTTGGTGGCATAGTCGCCCAAGGCTGCATCAACTTTTGATTTGGCACGGTCTGTTTCTGTTATTTGTTTCATCATATCGTTCAAACCAATCATTGGATTGGTAATATCTTTAAGTGCCAGGGAAAAATCTGCTGGATTAAATTTTGTTACGGTGTCGGCTATTTGTGCTGTCATGTCGCGAGACATGTTTAAGGACATATCTTTAAAAGTACCAGACAATTCTTCTGGAGTAAATTTAGTTCCTGTGGTGGCCATTTGTGCAGTTATGTTTTGAGACAGGTCCTTAAACATGTCTTTGAAAGTACTAGCTAGAGCCTCTGGGGTAAATTTAGTTCCTGCGGTGGCCATTTGTGTAGTTATGTCCCGAGACAAGTCCTTAAATGTGTCCTTAAACATGTCTTTAAGTGCAATGTTTTTAAGTGCAAGAGAAAAATTTTCTGGAGTAAGCGTTTTTGCTAAATCAATCATTTGTGCAGAGATGTCTTGCGACTGGGTCGCTTGTTGTTTTGACTGTGCTGTCGCTGATCCAATAAACGTTGCTACCAAATCCAACATTTGTGCAGAGATGTCTTGTGACTGTGGTTTCAATTGTGTTGTTGACAATCCTGCACTGGCGTTGGAAAACTTGTCTATTATTGCTTTGTATCCGTCTGTGCCCGTCTTTATTGTGCCATCTGCTTGCAATGGTAGTACCAGCTCATTGCCGTGTAACATAGATAAAAATCCAGTGGTTGGGCCCGATGCAATGCCACCGCCGTCAAATTGCGGAATATTGCTGAAATAGTCTGCGCCGGTTTGTTGCACATTTGCTTCTCCGGCTTTGTTGTATTTGTCATTGGCCTTACTTTGACTTTCCGTCATCCCTATCTGGAAGAATTTTTGAAAGAATCCACCTCCTTCAAATGCTTTTTTATAGTCAGCCGCAGCTGTTGCCAATTGTTTTCTATTTTCCTCATCGCCGGGTTTCGCTGTAAGACTTGCTACATCAAACCCACTGTTGATAAATTTAATGGCTTTGTCAAATGCTTCTGCAGTTGCGTCTGCTGTTCTTTTTAATATTTCCCCGTACTCTTCTAAATGCTCTCCAGCCAGTTCTTCCATTCGTACTGCATTGTCCTGCATTGTTTTTGTTATACTTGCAAAATTTGATTCAAGGCTGTTGGCACTTGCAGCCAATTTGGCCTGTGCATCCGATGCATCCTTAGATGCTTGCGTTGTACCTTCTTCAAGTTTGGCACCTGCCATTATTAATGAATTGTTAAGAGTGCTCACAGCTTGCAATTGACCATCGCCACTGAGCCTTCCGGCCATAGCAAGTGTTCTTGTATCTTCTAAATGTTCTCTAGCATACTTTCCTGTCTGTTCGGTTAGTTTTCCGGACTCAATTAGTGCATCTTGTTGTTTTTTGTTTGCATCGCCCAGCGTTTCGTACTGCTGGCGATACTGTTCCATAATTTTAGGATTTTGTGTAATGGCTACGTTGGTTGCTGCATCGGCGATAGCAGTTCCGCCGGTACTAACAAACTCCATATAGCCCTTTTTCATAGCTTCCGGCATTGTAGCCAATTGTGCTTGTAATTTTTTTACAGCTTCGGGACCACCCTTGGCATAAGCTTCGGCCATTAAATCGGCTTCCATGGCTTGTGCCTTAGCTTTTTCCATTAATTTTTTAGCATCTTCACCAGTGATGTCGCTGATAATTTTTAAATTTTGTGCATATTCTCTAGCACCGCGGGCAAGTTCTGCAGGAGCAATATTTTTCAAATTTTCGCCAGCACTGCGTTGTTGTGCCATGTACTGAGCCATAATTTCGCCCTGCTCTTGATAATTATAACCCAAAGCCAACATCTCGTTGCGTAAACTAGCACCACTCTTTCCTATAGTGTCCTTTGCAGACAACATGCCTTTGGCCAAAACTTTTACTGCATCGCCTTGGCTCAATCCCGATTCTCTCAGTTCTTGTCTAGAATTTTTTGCAGCATCTTGCAACAATGTTAAACTCAACCCAGCATCGTTTGCTATTGTACGCATTTCCAACATACCGTTGGCAAAACTGGCACCTTGCTTGGTATACACGTCCAGTGCTGTGGCAGACTTTTGAAACTCCTTGGCCATTACATCATTGGCTGTGTGTAGCACTGCGGCGGCTAGATCTGCCATGCCCTTGGTAGCAGCAGCAGCGGCATCACCTAGCCCAGAAATTATAGGTCCAACGATTGGGATTCCACCAAATGCATGTGCTACTCCTGCACTGGCATCCGCTGCACCTTTTACAGCAGTGTTGGCCATGCTAATAAAGGTGTTTACCTGTCCTGCAGCGGCTCCTATGGGGTTTTTGGCCATTTCGTCATAGGAGGTGGCCATTTGTACGCCAAGGCCGATAACACTTTTGCCCAAGCTGCCTATGGTTCCGGTTATGGCACTAACTGCTTGCACACCGCCCAGTAACGCCCGTTCAAACTTCAGTTGTGACAAGGCCACTTCACGTTCGGCCGCTAGTGCTTTTTTCTGTTCTTTAGTAAGTCCTGCTAGAGATTTTTCATATTCATCGGCAGCTTTCTTTTGACTCTGGTAATCTTTTACCATGTTTTTAAAGATGCCTTGCGATGAATCTTGCTTTTTGGCATCTTTGCTGGACTTGTCCATTACTGCTAGGATTTTAGTCAAGGTTTCCTCAGAAGCTGCATTGGTAGCAACTACTTCGCCTACACCGGGTATGTTGATTTTTACATCTGCCATAGTTTTTTACGATAAATAAACTTATACATCTATTTATGGAGTTCAATTAACCATGTCAAATCCCGCTAACAATCCTTTATCCGGTCATTTTAGGCAACCGGCAATTTATTTAAAACTGCCCAGTCGCGGACGTTTTTATCCCAATAACACTATAGATTTACCAGTGACAGGAGAAATCCCTGTGTATCCCATGACTGTGCGTGACGAATTAACACTGAAAACCCCTGACGCATTGATGAACGGGGTGGGAATAATTAATGTTATTAAAAGTTGTTGTCCAAATATTCAAGATCCGTGGACCATGCCGGCAGTGGACTTGGATCCCGTTTTTATTGCCATACGTTTGGCCAGTTATGGTAAGGGCATGGACATCGATTGTATTTGTTCGCACTGCAAGGCCAACAACGAATACACAGTGGACTTGTCTGTGATACTGGATGGACTAGAGCAGGCCGATTATTCTACACCCGTGAAGATTGATGGATTGACATTTAATTTCCGTCCACAGACTTACCAAGACATAAATCAAGCTGGACTTATAACCTACGAAGAACAACGTTTAGTTGATTCCATCATACTCAACGATGCCCTGAGTCAAGAAGAAAAAACAGCCCAATTCAATGCCAGCTTTGCAAAACTACAGCAAATGAATGTAGATTCAGTTACAGTAAGCATACACAGTATCGAAACCGAAGATAACATTGTGGTAAAGGATCGCGAGCAAATCGCTGAATTTTTAAATCAGTGCAGTAGACAAGTGTACAACAGCATCAAAGATCATATACAGTCCCTAGTGGATACTTTTAAAGTAAAACCTTTGAAGATTATTTGTAGCGACTGCGAAAAAGAATTTGAAAACACACTAACATTTAATCAATCAAATTTTTTCGAATGAGGCTTTTGACTCTAACTACAGAAGAAATTTTTACGTGGTTGGATCAAATGGAACAGGAGTCAAAAGCCTTGAGAGCCGAGCTGTTTAGTTTTTGTTGGTACATGCGTGGAGGTCTCACCTACAGCGAAGCCATGGAGCTGAGCTCCGAAGAACGACAGTTGATAGCCAAACTGATAAAAGAAAACATGGAAGTCACAAACAAATCGGGTATGCCATTCTTTTGATTTCTTCGAGTCTATCCTTTTGAGATTAGCTCTGCTAATCTATTTCTTTCACTTCGTTCAGAAATCTTTTTTTAATTATTAACGAAAGCAGTTTGCTTTCCCGTCTCATCCAGATTAATTGGTCATACTTTGCCCGCTAGGGGGCAAAGGTAAAAAACTGCCTCATCCGAGTAGCACAGTCATTTAGCGTTAGAACTACTGAGTAAACTCTACTCTTCACAGGCGGTTGTCCGGTACCTGCTCGTTCTGTCTTTATACAACGGCGGCGGTTAAACATACGCTAACACATTTAACCACGTGTGGGCATTACCCACTCTTTTAGCCTGTTCCTACATCCATTCAAACAGCAAAACCGGTTC